CGCCATAGCAGAAATTATCGCTTACTAATTAAGACGAACAGATCATCAACACGCGCTTCAAGTCTAGTAATTTGATCCTTGATCGAACTTCCAGAATTTGGCTTCAATTCCTGTAAATAAGATTTAATAACCCAGCGCAGACCCAGTAATAAACTTGTTGATACGGCGCATACGCCAACGGCTATGCCAACCCATTCGTTTGCGGTCATGACGCATTGATTCCATAATCCGCTTCGCTCCCTGATTTTGGATCTAATGCTTTGGCAATAGGCGCAACAATCGCACCAAGCATAGTTGCATAGGCTGGATGAATGTCAGCCACTATTGCTAACGCTACTGTGATTCCACTAGCTGCGACAGCTCTCAAGTATGACTTAATTGCTGCTTTGTGTTTTTTAGATAGTTTCATTAATTGCCTTTCAGTAGTGGGATGTCGAACTTCTTGCCATTTTGATTTGGTTTGAAAGAAATATGGATATGCTTATGGTGTGGATTAATTCCGGTATATTTTCTAAATTTCCATAATGATCTGGCACTAGCAATTTTGCCAGCGTGAATCACATAATAAATACGCTTATCCTTTTTTGCTGCGAGTCGAACCTGATCTGCCAAATCGAAACTAAGCCCTTCTTGGTCAGATAGGCGAGCGTCAATGTCGATGGCACATACTTCACCCTGTTCATTTGGGTTATGCTGACTGACTCTGGCTGAATGGCGAGCATCACCAATCCATCCATCAAGTGTGCGCTTGCGATCAGGGAAGCAGTCATTTACCTGATCCCTAAAAGTTTCAGCAGCTTTAGATAACCAAGGCTTCATTAGCCAAGTATTAATTTTGCTTGGTCAGCAGTTAAACCTAAGCGATCAAGAATAGCTTGCTTTTCAGCAGCCTTTGCAGTTGCTTCGGCTTTTTTTGCTGCTTGAATTTCTTGATCTGTTTGATACTGAGCAAACTCTGCATCATTCATTTCGCGATCAATAACCTCATCTGTTGCAAGGTCGTGAATTCTTACCATTGGTCTGCTTGATTTTGCCATATTAGTTTACTCCGTAAATTAAAGCCGAACCAGAACTAAAATTTGCGCCATCAGTTCCTAAATTTATTTGAGTAACGGCAGATGTTCCAGTATAAGTTCCGCAAGTTGTGCCACTAGAACGAACACCAGCATTATTTAATCCCAAATAAGTTGCAGTTATTGTTTTAACGCCTGCGCTTGTGTAGTTAATTATTTTACAAACAACGGTTGCCTGATAACTTATTCCGCTATTACTTCCTGACCTACCTATTTCCATATAAGCACCAAGTCTTTCATTCGCAGTTGCTAAAGAACTTCCTGAAATTCCTAAGCGTGAATAATTATGATTTGAACCATCAGCATTTAATTTTAATCGCAAAGCCTCATCATCAGATGACAAATAAACATCTCTTATAATAATATAAAGTTCCTTATAACTTTGACTGATGCTTGATATAGTAACTGAAGTTCCAGTTAATGAAGTTGTAGATAAAAGAGTTAATGAACCTGCTGCAATTGTTCCCCACTTTAATCCTGTGGCTGTTGATGAATCTGCTGTCAATACTGTGTCGTTTGCTCCAACTGCTAATCTTGCAATAGTGTTATCAGCAGTTCCAGCAATTAAATCACCTTTTGCATCAACAGTTGCTTTAGTAACAGCTGCTCCAGCATTTGTGAATACTGTGCTATCGATTGCAGTTCCAAGCGAGCGGATCGCTGCTGCACCATCTTTGACCAGCGCGGTATCGTCTGGAGTGCTCCAGCTGTAATTAGTAGTGGTTGCCATTTTATCCTTTTCCTATGCGACTATTGTAGCGTATTCCCAAGTTAAAGTTGGGCTTAAAGTGTTCCATGCCTCTGTGGCTGGGGTTGTATTCCAACGCATCGCCACTTGGCTAAATGCGACTGGGGAAACATTGATTGTGAGAAAGAGTTCATTAAACCTAGTGCTCCATGACCAGCCCTCAACATAACCTTCAAAATCTCCACCTGATATTTGGTTAGGTAGGTTTTGAATATGAACTGGCATTCCCATAAATACAGCTAGTAGATCATCACGATCTGCGTTATCAATTTCAGGGTTAGTTATAGGGAACGTGATCGATTGAAATGCTGGGATTGGATACGCTCTCTGGGCTATGTATCGGTCAGCAATAGCTTGAGCATCGGTCGCCCCATGAACCCTAGAGTTGATCGTTTCAGCTTTGTAGCCATATAAGGCAATTGAAGCTGCATCTGTGGCATCAACCTGTGAATTGTAATTATTGCCATAATTAATATAAATATCATTTCGGACATCTGCTGATCGCATAATTGTAGATAAGCCAGCACCTAACGCATGGCGAGCATCTAATTCAACATAACCATTAACTAAAAGATAATTCTGCCTATGGTCTGCATCTGCATAATTTATATTACCGGCATTGTCTTCATAAATATAACCAAATGCTGAAGTTGCAATATCTGAAACAACATTGTAGATCGTGTCAGTAACATTTGATTGGGAACTCATGGTATAAAGACCCGGCTGATCTATTTCGCCAAGTCCTAGATTAACTGCATCTTCCCAAGTTTCGGTTGGATTATAAGTTGACCATTGAGAAGCTGCTGGCACATCATTCCAAGTTCCAAGCAATACGCTTGAAAGAATCTCGTAGATTTGGTTGCCATCTTCGTCTTGAGAAATGTTGTCATCCCAAATTTCTTTGGTAAGTTTTGTTAAAGATCCCATAGCCAAAACTGTGTATTCAACAACAGCTGCATTTGATCCAGTAGCACCAACTGCAACAGTCAAATCAGTAATATCTCCACCAAATAAATCAACATAAGTTCCAGATGTATTTTTGACCTGCAAAGCCAAACTATCATTTATGTCAAAAGGTAATGTTTGATTATTTAAAGCAACTAGAGTTAATTGAATATAGGATGGCAAGGGTTGTTCATAAATATCTGTGCGACCTGCCTGATGCTGAACATCGGCAATAGTTATGTCAGTATAATCAACCCCACCGACAGTCAATTTCCAGTCTGGTGTAAAAACAGTCATTATCTATCCCTGAGAGCAGTCGTACTTCTAGCTGCTTGACTGTTTAAGGTCTGTGCAACAGCTCTAGCAGCACCCTCGCCATCGATAGCATTGACAGTTAAATAAAGTGGGTTGCCTGATCCATAAGTAAAGTTTGATCCACCTTTTGGAGTTGGAACTTTTGGAACTGCTGATTTACCAGCTGATGGAGCGGGATTTGGAATTGATCCGATATTTATTCCTGGCAATATATTGACGGCTCTAATCAATTCATTTATTAAAGATGCAACCAAGCCAATTGCTTCTCTTAAAAATGTAATAAATCCTTGAACAATACCCACGACAGCCGATATTGCTCGACCAAAACTTTCAGCACCTTTTTGAGTTTCATTTAATCCATTATTTAAGCCACCAGCACCAGTTAAACCTGCAATAAATGCGTTAAGAGTTGGAATGCCTGTATCGTTTAAGAATGTAATAAATTGCTCAACTGCTGGTAATAAAGCAACGCCTAAACTTTCCTTTGCTTCATCAAATCCAACTTTTAAGCGATCAATTTTGCCTTGAAATGTTTCAGCATTTGTAGCTGCTGCCCCACCATAAAGATCAGCAAGTTTCTGTTGAACCTCAGTAAATGTAAGAGTTGATAATTCAGCCTTTGATAAGCCAAGACCTAATCGACCAAGTGAAATGACATTTCCATCTTGTGCTCTACCTAAAGCATTTGTGACAGTTTCTAAATCTTTACCTGATGCTTTGCTAATATCTAAAGCAAGGGTTAATAACTTTTGGGCTTCCTCAGTTGATTTTGTAGATACTGCCAATCTCTGTAATGCCGGTCTTAATTGGTCATCGGCAACGCCAGTTGCAAGGCTAGTCTGAAGGATCATGTCCTCGGTTGCCGCTATTTGGGCATCTGTTGCCCCTGTGGCTTGTCTTAGAGCGTTGGCTAACCTTAATTGTGCCTGCTCATCTTCTATCGCACTCTTGACCCCATCAATGGCTAATTTGCTGGCATAAGCAACGGCAGCAGCAGCAGCTACGGCAAATGCAGCAGCAGCCTTCTTTCCAAAATCTGCAATTCGACTTGAGTTAGTTTCGACAGCCTTGTCGGCTTCGCCTAACTTCTTTTTTAGATCATCAACATCGGCGAGGATTGATAACTTTAAAGTTCTATTACCGGTTGCCATTAGATCCATTCCTTAATGATGCGATTAAAACTTTCTTCCCACTTATTAATCAATTCAGGCTGAATTCTGCGAAGGGTTGGATAAATGAACCATCCGCGAGATCCACGACCT